ACTGACGCTTCTCTCCCCACGCTGTTCTGAGGGCCTACAGGAGGCGCTGTGAGCGATTCTGAGCGCCTGTCAGAGGTGGTTGAGGCCGGGAGTCGACGCGCGTCCCTAGAGGCGCTATGTGGCGTTTTGGCCCGCAACATCGAGGACGCTGAGCCGGGTCAGGTCGCTGCCTTGGCGCGTCAGCTCGCGCTGGTTCTGAAGGAGATTGACGAACTGCCGGCCGAGAAGGGGGCGTCGAGCCTTGACCAACTCGCCTCGCGCCGCGCTGCTCGGAAGCCAAGAGCCGCGTCTCAGTAGCGCGCCGAAGTCGGTTGCGACGTCCGGTGATGACGCGATCGAGTTGGCTCACATCGCTGGTCTGGATCTCGACCCGTGGCAGCAGCATGTGCTGCGGGTTGCGCTCGGCGAGAAGCCGGATGGGCGCTGGTCCGCCTTCGAGGTCGGGCTGATCGTGCCGCGCCAGAACGGCAAGGGCAGCATCCTTGAGGCGCGTGAACTGGCTGGCTTGTTCCTGTTCGGGGAGCGGCTGATCCTGCACAGCGCGCACGAGATGAAGACTGCCGTCGAGGCGTATCTGCGGATCAAGTACCTGATCGAGTCGACGCCCGAGCTACTGTCGCAGGTTGAGCACTTCTATCAGTCGAACGAGAAGACGGCGATCGAGCTCAAGAACGGAGCACGGCTGCGGTTCATGGCCCGGTCGTCTGGTTCGGGGCGCGGCTTCACGGGCGACGTCATCATCCTCGACGAAGCGTACAACCTGCCGTTTGAGACGCTGGCCGCCGTGCTGCCGACGATGTCGGCGAAGTCGATCACCGGCAACCCGCAGCTTTGGTACACCTCGAGCGCCGGCTTGGACTCGTCGGAGGTGCTGGCAACTGTCCGGGAGCGGGGCGTGCGGGGCGACAAGGGCCTCGCGTTCTTCGACTGGTCCGCTCCTGACGGCGCAGACCCGGATGACCGCGAGATGTGGGCGTTGGCGAACCCTGGCTTGGGCATCCGCATCGGCGAGGACTTCATCGAGAAGGAGCGTTCGGCGTTCGGCGACGACGAGGCTGGCCTCAAGATGTTCCTGCGCGAGCGTCTCGGCGTGTGGCATGACCCGAACAAGGGCACGGTAATCGACCCGCAACTGTGGGCGCGTCTCGCGCTCGATCCCGCGGAGGTGGAGCGGCCCGCAACGGTGGCGTTCTCCATCGACGTCCCTCCGGATCGGTCCACTGCCAGTATCGGCATCGCTGGCGTCCGGTCGGATGGCTCCCTGCATGTGCAACTCGATCAGGAGTCAGTCGGCTACCGAGGCACGGCCTGGGTTCCTGAGCGCATCGCCGAACTGGTCGCGAAATGGTCGCCCTGCGCTGTCGTGCTCGATGCTTCCGGCCCGGCCGGCTCCCTGCTCGCGCCGCTACAGGAGGCGGGCGTGACTGTGGTGACGACGTCGGCGCGTGAGATGGGGCAGGCGTGCGGCATGTTCTTCGACGCTGCCACCGATGAGCGCCTGCGCCACCTGAGCGACGTACGACTGAACGCCTCAGTGGCGGCCGCTCGAAAACGTCCACTGGGCGACGCCTGGGCGTGGCACCGCAAGGGCGTCTCTGACATCAGCCCGCTCGTCGCTGTGACCCTCGCCGTCTGGGGTTTCACCACCCGCTCGCAACGCGAGCCAAAGACCAAGGCGCCGTCCAAGGCGTTCGCTTTCTGACCCGAGGGGAGTTGAGCCATCCATGCTGGGAGATCCCCCGAAGGGCTCACCGAAGTGGTGGCTCAAGCGGCTCGACGACGAGCGCACCACGCGCGCGAGGACGATGCAGGCGTACCGCGATCTGGTCGACGACGCCCACCCCGTGGTTGTCTCTGACGAGACGTCGCAGAAGTTCAAGCGCATGGCTGGGCTTGCGACGACGAACCTGATCGGGCTGGCCGCAGAGGCGACCGGAGAGCGCATGTCCGTCGAAGGCGTGCGTGTCGGCGAGGAGCCGGACGCCGATGATGACGCTTGGGCGATCTGGCGCGAGTCGAATTTTGACTCGGGTTCGGACGAGGCGATCATGGCCGCCCTGATCTACGGCCGGTCCTTCGTGTCGGTGTCGCCGCCCGCGCAGGGCAAGGGTCCGCGCCTGAACTTCGAGGACCCGCGCAACGTTGTCGTCGCCTGCAACGGCGCCGGTGAGCGCATCGCGGCGCTGAAGGTGTTCACGGACGAGTGGACCGGGGACACGCTGGGGACGCTCTACACGCAGCAGTTCGTTGTGCGGATGGCGAACATGTCCGACGACCCGTTCGGCGACCCGCGCTGGCTCGCCCGGCAGATGCCCGCTGGGCGTGAGGCTGTCACGACGAACCCGCTCGGCGAGGTTCCGTTCTTCGAGCTCGAGAACCGCCCTCTGGGTGAGATCAGATCAGAGCTGGCTCCGCTCTACGTTCCGCAACTGCTCCTGAACCAGACGATGTTCAACATTCAGGCCATCGCGGAGTATGGCGCCTTCCGGCAGAAGTGGGCGACCGGCATCGAGGTCCCCCGCGACCCGGTTACGGGTCAGCCGATCGCGCCCTATGAGGCAAACATCGCGAAGCTGTTCGTCGCCGAGGGGGCAGACGCTCGCTTCGGCGACTTCAACGCGACTGACCTAAAGCCGCATCTCGACCTGGCCCGAGAGATCGCCGGACACATGGCGCGGATTTCCCGGTTGCCGATCACGTACTTCCTGACCGATGTGGCGAACCTGTCCGCTGATGCCCTAGCGCTCCTCGTGTCTGGCCTCGTCAAGAAGTGCCAGCGGCGCGTCAAGGGCTACGAGCCCGCGTTCGAGGGCGCCGTGCGGCTGGCGTTCAAGACGCTGGGCGATCAGCGGGCGGCGGCTCCGATCAGCATCAAGTGGGCTGAGATGGAGACGTACTCGATGGGGCAAGCTGCGGACGCCGCGGTCAAGCTGACGACCGGGGACAACCCGGTTATCACGCCGCAGACGGCTCAGGAGAAGTACCTCGGGATGACGCAGACCGAGCGCAACCGCGACGACTCGTGGAGGCGTGAGGGGAACGCGACGAGCAACCTGCAGGCCGTCCTGGCGGCGGCGCAGGTTGAGCCGCTGCCGTGAGCACCCCGCGCACCCTGACGCAGCAGCACAGGGCGCAGCAACTGCTCTTGCGTCGCGCGACGGTCGCCCAGGTGGCACGGCTGTGGCCGGCGCTTGACTGGGCTCGGCTGGACGCCAGTTACCCGGGCTTCGCCCTCACTGTCGCGGCGCTCGTGCAGAAGAACCGGCAGACGTCAGCGGGCTTGGCTGCTGCTTACATGCGCGCCTTTCGTCTCGCCTCAGGGGTGCCGGGCGACCTGAAGATCGTTGCGGCGCAACCGCTGATCGTCGACCAGTTCGCCACGTCGCTGCGGGTCGTGTCTGTGATCGCGGCCAAGAAGTCCGCCGCCGCAGGCAAGGACGCGGGCCTCGCTATGGAGGATGCGCTCACCGAGACGCAGGGCGCGATGTCTCGCCTCGTGCTCGACGCCGGCCGCGACACGATGACACAGACGCTCAAGGGAGACCGCGCCGCATACGGGTGGCAGCGGGTCCTTGGCGGCGGCGGCTGCGACTTCTGCCAGATGCTTGCCGGCCGCGGCGCTGTCTACAAGGAAGACACCGCCGACTTCCCGTCGCATGACCACTGCGGATGCTCCGCAGAGCCGGTCTACGACAACTGACTTCCGGCGCGATGCCGGCAGATCCAAACACACCCGAAGGAGCAGCCGCGATGGCTGATGACAACGCCGTGTCCACGGACATGCAGGCACAGGACGTCGCCGAGGATGCCCTCGGTGAGGCTGGCAAGAAGGCGCTCGAGGCCGAGCGACGCAACGCCAGGGCTGCAACGAAGGAGCGCGACGCTCTTGCCGCCCGGCTCAAGGAGTTCGAGGACCGCGACAAGTCCGAGGCCGACAAGGCCATCGAGCGTGCCGCTGCCGCCGAGAAGCGCGTGGCTGAACTTGAGGCTCATGCAACACGCCTCGAGGTCGCGTACGAGAACGGCCTGACGCCCGCCCAGGCGAAGCGACTCGTCGGTTCCACCCGCGAGGAGCTGGAAGCCGACGCGAAGGAACTTCTAGCCACGTTCAAGCCTGCTGTCGACGAGTCCAGCGACAAGGTCGCCGACTCACTCGATCTCGGCGTCCGCGGTGCCGCGCCCAAGAAGGGCAACAGCACCGCAGAGCAGTTCGCGGCTGCCATCGAAGGCAGCTTCACCCGCTGACATACAGACCAAGAAAGGTAGGTAACCGGCATGGCTGCTGGCGACCTCAAGCGCACCACCTCGGGTGTTGTGCTCCCCGCCCAGGTCTCTCAGGAGATCTGGGCCACCACGCAGGAGACGTCCGCTGTCATGGCCGTTTCCCGCCAGATCGCGCTGCCCGGCTCGGGCGTCTCGATCCCGATCGTCACCGGCGACTCGGTCGCTGACTGGGTTGCGGAGTCGGCTGAGAAGCCCGTCTCGCACGCGACGCTCGGCAACAAGACGATGACGCCGTACAAGCTGGCCGTCATCGAGACCTTCTCGATGGAGTTCCGTCGCGACCTTCCCGCCCTCTATGGCGAGCTTGTGCGTCGGCTCCCCGGCGCGCTCGCCCGCAAGTTCGACAGCACGGTCCTCGCCGGCACCGCTCCGGGCTCGGGCTTCGATGTCCTCTCGGGCGCTCCGTCCCTGACCGTCGACGGCACGAACACGTACGCCGACCTGGCTGCCGTGTTCAGCGCCGTCGCTGCTGCCGGTGGCAACCTGTCCCACTGGGTCGCCTCCCCCGGCTTCGAGGGTCTGCTGCTGTCGCAGACGGCCACCGACGGTCGCCCGCTGTTCATCCCCGACGCCACCAGCTCGGGGCGGGTCGGCAGCATCTTCGGCCGTCCGGTCTACTCGACCAAGGGCGCACTGAAGACGTCGACCACGGTCGGCGACGACACCGCGGTCGCTGGCGACTTCGCCAACTCGGCGATCTACGGCACCGTCGAGGGCGTGCAGGTCGACATCTCCGACCAGGCGACCGTCAACGACGGCGGCACGCAGGTCAACCTGTGGCAGCGAAACATGTTCGCTGTCCGCGCGGAGATCGAGGTCGGGTTCATCACCCGGAACGTCAACCACTTCGTCCGCATCACCGACGGCGTCGTCGACACCCCGTGATCCGGCTGACGAAACCTGCGACCGGCCATGAGGTCCGTACGGACGACGCGTCCGTCGACTTCTGGCTGGCCGCAGGCTACGTGAGGCAGGAAGCGGAGAAGAAGCCGACGCCGAGTCGTCGAGCCTCCAAGAAGTCCAGCAAGTAACAGGAGGGCGACCCGTGACCGCTGTGTCTATCACCGTCGACGATCTACTGCCGTTCTCGCCGAGCATCGACTCGGCCAAGGCGGCGGCCATGATCGAGGACGCTCTGGCGCTGGCGGCACGGGTCGCTCCCTGCATCAACGACCCGGACTTCGCCTACCCGGAGGCCGCGAAGGCGATCATCCGTGGGGCGATCCTGCGCTGGGACGAGGCTGGCTCTGGGGCATTGCAGGCGCAGACTGCTGGCCCGTTCGGTCAGACGCTTGACACGCGCCAGCAGCGTCGGGGCATGTTCTGGCCGAGCGAGATCAACGACCTTACGTCGCTGTGCAGCTCGTCGGCCTCGTCATACACGACCAGTCTCGCCGGCCCTGACGCAGGCTCTGGCTACTGGTCGCAGCCGGACGTCTGGACGCCTCTCTGATGGCCGGGTTCGCCTTCGGCGAGCCGGTCGTCATCCTCGCCCCCGGAACTGCCGAGGATGAGTACGGCAACGAGGTTGAAGATTGGTCCTCGCCCGTCGAGGTCGCCACGATCCAGGGCGTCGGCGTCGAGCCGCGCCCTGTTGGCGAGACGTTCACCGAGGACCGCAACGCCGTCACAAGCGGCTTCACCCTCTACCTGCCCGCAGGCTCGACCGTGAGTCCGACGCAACGCATCCGGGTGCGCGGCTCCGAGTGGGCCGTGCTGGGCGCCCCCGCGGAGTGGAGGAACCCCTTCACTGGTTGGGAGCCCGGCGTCGTCGTGCAGGTTGGGCGGACGGATGGCTGACCGGATCGAGATCAACCGCCGCGGTATCCGTCAAATGCTCACCTCGCCTGAGATGCGCGCGCGGGTGCGCGCTGAGGCTGAGGGCATAGCAGCTCGCGCCCGGTCCGCGACGGACGACCGGATCGTCGTCGCCGAGGGCGGCGCGTCCCGAGCCCGTGCCTATGTGCGCCGCCTCGGTTCTGGTGCTGCCGGCGAGGCGAACGATCGCGCTCTTGGACGTTCGGTTGGGGGTGGCTGATGCCTGTCGTTGTACCGGCCGACGCAGAACGCCTCCTCACCGATTTCGTCAAGTCAGTCATCGATGCCGGCTACCTGCCAGCCGCGCCTGCGGGTGAGGCGTGGAAGCGTGGCACGACCATTGCGCCGAACGTGACGCCCAAGTGGTTCATACAGGTGCGGATGGTTGGCGGCGAGGATGCGGGTCGCGTGGCTGAGCGTCCCATGCTCGACGTTCGCGTCTGGGCTGACGGCACGTCCGCGACTGAGTCGACGCGTTCTCTGGTGGCGCGGGTGCTGTTGGCCCGCATCCGGCAGGCGTTCCCGTGCAACGTGTTCGCGCTGCCGGTGCCGCTGCCTGACCCGGTCGACCCGTCCAAGGTTCACACCCTCTTCACCGTCCAACTGCTCACTCGAGGAGCGCAGCAATGAGCGACAACATCCGAGTCGAGTTCGCGTACCCCTACACGGACGCGGCCGGCAAGAACCACAACGCCGACGCGACCGCGAGCCTGCCGCGCGAAGAGGCGAAGAACCTCATCCACTTCGGACGCGCCCGCGTCGCGAATGAGTCGGCCCCCAAGGCCACCGCCAAGAAGGAGAGCTAAGCGATGGCTAAGGATCGCGACAACGTCAGGATCTACGGTGACGACGCTTCGGGCGTCTGGGTCGCCCCGAAGGGCACGACGGGCCCGACCACGCTGGCCGCGCTGACTTCGCCTCACGAGGAGGCTGGCTGGCTCGGCGAGGACGGCGTTGACCTCGACCGCTCGGAGGATGTGGCCGAGTTCAAGGGCTGGCAGGGTGGCGCCACGCTGCGCAAGAAGGTCACCAGCGTCGAGGACACGTTCAAGTTCGTCGCGCTGGAGGAGACGGCCGTCACGCTTGGCCTCTACTACAAGGGGGCTGCGCCGACGACTGCAACCGGCGTCGACACCTACTCGATCACCAACCAGGCCGTCTCGGATGAGCGCGCGTGGGTCGTGGACTTCTACGACGGCGCGGTGCAGAAGCGCCTGGTTGTCCCCTCGGGCGAGGTCACTGGCCGCGCCACGGTCAGCCACAAGAACTCGGACCTCACCATGTACGAGTTCACCGTGACCATTTACGGCGACTACACGATCCTCAAGACCGCCGCAGCCTGACCCACCTACCAGCAGCCCCGGATTCGCAGGCATCCGGGGCTGCTGCCTGCCTGCAGCCTGCACGAAGGAGCACGACCATGCCTGAGATTCCTGAGGGCGCAAAGGTTCCCACGGACCACCAGCCGAAGGCCGAGGCACGCGGGGACGTCATCACCGTGGAGCATAACGGCACGACGTACCACATCGACCGCGAGAACGCCGACAACCTCGAACTCATGGAGTTCACTGAAGACGGCAAGTACATCAGCGCGATCCGCGGATACCTGGGCGTCGACCAGTGGTCGGCGTGGAAGGAAGCGAACCGTGACGAGAAGGGCCGGGTCCGCTCGGCTGACTTCGAGTCGTTCCTGAACGCGGTGATGCGCGCGATCGGCGGCGAGTCGGGAAACTCCTCGGGCTCTGCTACCTCCTGAGAGAGCACGCAGGGCCGCTCGAGGCCGACTTCCAGCGGTACTACCAGCTTGACCTGCTGGACTTGTGGCGGGGGCGTCTGTCGCCGCGCAAGGCGGCGGTGTTGGCGATGCAGTTGCCGTCGGGTGCGCAGACGTGGCTGTCGTGCGGATATGACAACGCGTGGACGCTTATGGAGTATCTGACTGCGTCGCTGATCGACGCGGTGCAGGCGGGGAATTGGCAGCGCGCTGGCGATCCGAAGGCGCGCAAGCCGGAACCGGTGAAGCGCCCGGCCGACCTGCGCGCACATGAAGTCGCAGCAACCCGCAACGACGCCCGCGCGCAGGCGTTCCTTGAGCGCCAACGGCGCCGACAACTTGAGACCCAGGAGGCGTGATGGCCGGCGTTGACGTTGGAACCGCCTACCTGACTGTCGTCCCCTCGGCCAAGGGCTTCGCCGGCAACCTGCAGCGCGAACTCGGTAGCGGCATGGAGTCGGCAGGCAAGTCGGCTGGCGCATCGGCCTCGAAGGGGTTCGGTGGCGCGTTCAAGGCTGGTGTGACCGGTGTCGTTGCGACGCTCGGCTTGGCGAAGCTGGCCGGGTCCGCGATCGGCTTCGCTAAGGACTCGATTGGCGAGGCACGCGAGTCGCAGAAGGTCGGCGCCGTCACTGCGCAGATCATCAAGTCGACGGGCGGCGTGGCCAAGGTCACCGCCGATCAGGTGGGCGACCTCTCTACCGCCATCAGCAACAAGACTGGCGTGGACGACGAGGCGATCCAGGCCGGCGCGAACATGCTGCTCACGTTCAAGAACGTGCGCAACGAGGTCGGTGATGGCGCCAACGTCTTCGACCGCGCCACGCAGGCAGCGGCCGACCTGTCGGCCGCTGGCTTCGGCGACATGGCCGGTCAGTCGAAGATGCTCGGCAAGGCGCTCAATGACCCGGTGAAGGGCATCAGCGCCCTGTCCCGGTCGGGCGTCACGTTCAGCGATCAGCAGAAGAAGCAGATCAAGACCCTCGTCGATTCCGGCAAGACCCTCGACGCCCAGAAGATCATCCTCAAGGAGGTCGAGTCCCAGGTCGGCGGCACCGCTGCGGCGTCTGCTACGGCCGGCGAGAAGCTGGCGACCGCATGGGGCAACTTCAAGGAGGGCATCGGCACGTCGCTGCTGCCCACGGTGGACAAGCTCGCGGGGTTCCTGCAGAACAAGCTGCTGCCGGGCGCTCAGGGCGTCATCGACGTCTTCACCAAGGGCAAGGTTTCGGACAACTTCGCCAAGGCGTTCAACATCGGCGGGGATTCCAAGATCGTCGACTTCCTGCTGAAGGTCCGCGACGGGTTCAAGACCACGGTCGCCGCGGCGAAGGACTTCATCGCCGGCCTGACGCTCAAGGACGCGGGCGACATCGGAGCCCCGCTCGAGGGGTTCGTCGCCACCGGTCAGAAGGTTCGCGTCGCTCTGGTCCAGATCTGGGACGCGGCGAAGAAGTCGTGGCCGTCCATCAAGGAGATCGGCACGCAGCTTCTCGCAGCCTCGGCGAACGCGGGCGTCTCGACATGGGGCCTGCTCAAGACTGCGCTCAAGGTTCTCCCCGGCATCCTCGACGCCATCGCGCCTCTCCTCGAGTCGGTGGCGAAGTGGATGGGCGAGAACAAGGACATCGTCTCCGCGCTGGTCGTTGCGCTCAGCTCGGGAATCGGAGCCTTCAAGGTCATCACGACCCTTGTCAAGGCGTACACGGCGGTGCAGGCGCTGTTGAACATCGTCATGGCCGCGAACCCGATCGGCGTCGTCGTCATCGCCCTAGCGGCGCTCGCGGCCGGCTTGATCTATGCGTACCAGAACAGTGAGAAGTTCCGTTCGTACGTGTCGACCGCGTTCTCGATGGTGAAGATCGGGGCAATGTACCTGGCTAAGGCCGCGATCATGTACTTCCAGTTCATCGCTGATGTGTGGATGACGGTGGTCGGCGCTCTGCTGGACGGGGCAGCGAAGGCATTCGGGTGGGTGCCCGGCATCGGCCCGAAGCTGCAGACGGCCGCGGCAGAGTTCGGCAAGTTCAAGGACACTGCAAACGCCAAGCTCGACAAAATCAAGAACGACATCGACGTCAACATCAACACCGAGCAGGCGAACCTCGCGATCGAGGCGTTGCATCGGGAGTTCTTGGACAAGGGCTGGACGGTCACGGCCGAGGTCAACACTCGCATGGTGTACGCGGGCAATGGGCAACTCGTTCCGGCGCCTCGAGCGACTGGCGGCCCGGTCAGGGCTGGCGGTCTGTACGCCGTCGGTGACAACCCGGACGGTTCGTGGAACCGCACCACGGAACTGTTCGTGCCGGGCTCGAACGGTCAGATTCTGAACCAGGCGCAGATCGCTGCAGCGATGGGCGGCGGCGGCGGCACACTGCGCTTGTCGCAAGGCGACATCGACCGGCTTGCCTACGCGGTGTCGAACGTCCGGGTGGCTGCCCAAGTGTCGGCCTCGTCCATCGACCGTGCGCTCGGGGGTGACTGATGGCGAACTCGTGGCCGAACCATGTGCGTATCGGCTCGTTCCTGTCTGACGTGGACGAGCCGGGGAACTTCCGCCTCACGACTAACGTCGAGGGCTGGGGCTCCCCGGCTCGGCGACTGACCACGAACGCGCGTACCGGGAACGGGTCGTGGATGAGCGGCCGGGAATGGGCAGAGCGGACCATCGTCCATTCGGGCCTCATCGAGCAGGCGACCCCTGCTGACGCTGAGGCTGTCGCGAACCAGCTCGCAGCGTTCGACACCGGCACAGAGTACGACTATGTCGTCGACAAGGACGGCGTTGGCGAGATCGCGTGCCGCGCCATGGTCGCGGTCGGCCCGAACCCGGAATGGATCGACGAATCGTCGTTCACGTACGGGTTGACGTTGGTAGCTGGCGACCCGTTCAAGCGGGCCATGACAGCGACGACGGTCACGGTCGGTGCGGGCGCGACCGTATCTCACACTGCTGCAGGCACCTACGTCGCTGATATCGAGGTGACGTGCACGACGACGGGCACGGTCGACCTGACCATCGCTGGTTTGCGTTTGCGGACGGGCTCGCTGAATGCGGGCGTGAAGTTGACGTCGGGGCCAGGGTTCACGAACCCGAAGCGAACGATCATTTCGTCGACGGGCGTGAACCTGTTCGGTCTGATTGTGCAGCCGATGCAGTGGCCGGCGATTAGTCCTGGCGTGAATTCGATTCATCAGGCGGGGTCGGCTGATTTGTCGATCCGTTACTTCCCGACTTACGCCTAGGAGGCGTCGTGGCATCTGGACCTGGGGTCTCGAAGGCGTGTGACGCGCTGGATATGTGGCTGGCTGGTGGTGGCGTGGTTCGTTTGTGGACGGTGGCGCCGGATTTTGATGGGACGGGCGGCACGGAGTCTGTGCCGGCTGGTGGCGCGCCGACTGCATCGTTTCAGCCTGCGGTGGCGGGGACTGGTGGGCAGATCGCGAAGGCGTCGTCGACTGGTGCGGTGACGTTTGCGGGTGTGCCTGATGGGTCGGCGGACATTGTCGCGTTGTCGGTGCATGACCCGGCTGATGATTCGTTGATCGCGATTGACCGGGCGTGGACTGCGCCGGGTGCGGGCTGGTCTGCGGGTGATTCTCCTCAGTTGGCGTTTGTGGCTGTGCCGTTCGTGCCGGTGTCCTGACATTCCCTTGAGCCTAG